ATTTTTAGATTTTGATTTTAGAAATTGCTTGTGCAACCGAAGCGACGTATGGATCAGCGGCAACTTTCTTTTCAGTGCCATCATCTTCCACTTCTTCGTGCAACTGTGAAGCATCGGCTTTCTTTACGCCAGATGGGAAATAGTTCTCACGGATTGTCTCAAGTTTTTCTGTGAACTCTTCCTCTGTGGAGAATTCTACACTCTCTGCAAGTGACTTAATTTTTTCTACTTGAGTTGCTGTAAGACCTTCGCATACTTCATTCACAAGTTGTGCTTTGATTGCTTCAGTAAGTTGTTTTTTATACTGAACATTTGCTTCAATTTCTTCATTCAGTTTTACTTCCAGTTCTTCAACTTTAGACGCTAGTTCATCTACAAGTTCTACTTTATCTTCTGGAACGTTGATATAGTTTTCAGCAAATAGATTACGCAGACCAGCAATAAAATCTTCTGTGATTTCGGAACGTAGACCGCTTTCAATTGCGATTTCGTTTTCTTCCATCCATTGTTCTACCACGTAGTTTAGGTAGTCATCTACTTTTTCTGTTAGTTCGTCACGGATAGCACTAACTGCTTCTTCCAATTGACCAGCATACTCTGCTTCAAGTTGTTCTTGGATCTGTGCAACACGGTCAAATACACGTGCTTCAAAGATTGTAGCAGCTTTTGCTTTGAAATCTTCCGAGATGTTTGAATCGTCAGCGAACAATGAAGCAACATCTTCTTTCATCTGTGCTTTCATTTCTTCAACTGCTGCATCATCATCTACCAACTCTTCGTCATCACGTTCTTCTTCTTCTGCCATCTTGTTTGTACCTGAACCCGGCTTCATGTTCTTGTCGCCAAGTTGAACATCACTAGATGCTGCTGATGATTTAGTTGTAGGTGCAGAAGCACTATTGGATGCTTTGTTTGATAACTTAGCTGAGTTGTCATCAGGCTTATAATTTTGTGGTGTTGGACCACCTAAATCTTCTGGTGTAGTTGAATTGCCTGGAGCAATGTGACCAGATAATTTAGGCATTGGCATACCACCAGCTGACTTCTTGCTTCCTGCAAGAATTTCTGCTGCGGCTTCCATTAGTTTAGTTGTTGCCATTGAATATCTCCTTATGATTTCTTATTTATAAAATTTAGAGTTTTCGTAGGAAGTTTTCGAAAAGTTGCAATCCAACAGCCTCGACTTCTCTGCGTGATGCTTTACGAATCTGTTGCTTAGAATAGTCAATATCCGATTCAACGAAACGACCCTCTACAAACATCCACTCTTTGTTTTCCATAATACCCTGAACAAATGCACCAGGAGCAGATGGGTCAGCAACGATATCAGCAGCAGTTGCAAGGCGCAAATCATCTTGTACTAGATTGTAACCTTCCTTTGTCATAACGACAGAACCTAAAGCACGTGAAGATACACCTAGATTGACGCCAGATTCAATAAGATTCTTAGCAATCAAACCATATGGTGTTTCCATGATCAGTGCTTTACCGACAAATGTATTGCCATTCTCTACCAAACTTGTAATCTTGTGTGACACACGTTCTAGATTTAGTGAAGGTGTGTCAGGGTGTCCTAGTTCACCAAGTGCACGATTTGTTTTGATGTAATCATCAGTGTATCGTGTTACTTCTTGGCGCAACGTATCCATTTTGTACATACGATTGTTGCGATTTACTGTATCGCCAACCAGAAATGTGCCTTCAATGTATAGTTGTTTTCTACCATCTTCTGTTTTTTCGGTAAGATATCTTACCTCTTCAATGTGTTCTTTGATGAGTTTCATTATAGAGATACTCCTGTATATGGATCAACATTGTATGTTGCAATCTTAGCTAGATGCAGAATTACAGTTCCGCCTGTATTGATTTCAATTACAATGCTTTGATTATTATTGTTTGCCACTGAGTAACCATATGAATCAAAATCCATGTCACCACCATTTTGCAGTGCTAACATTGGCACACCGTTTCTTGTGATACGAATGTTACCGTTTGTTGACCATAAAACGTGTTTGATATCAGCAGCAGTAACAGTTTCGGTTGTAGCATTTGCTCTTAGATTATTGAGAGTAATTGTATATGTTCCAGGATCAACTGCACGAACAATAGAAGAACCTCTCAGTGTATTTGTAATTTCAAATGGCATTTTATTTTAGTCCCATAGCTTTACGACGGCGCATTGACATCTTTCTTTTTAGCAATGTGCGTCTTAGTTTACTTTTTCTGGTTGTTTTCCAAGAACGTTTTAGCAAACGTGCTTTACGTAATCTTACTGTTGCTGGTATACGACGAACGGTACTACCAGACATACGATAACCTTTTAGTCCAGACTTCTTGACATTACGCTGGACTATAATACGACCTTTTTTGTTACGACGAATGCGGCGTCTTATCTTTAGTATGCGCCCCATCTTAACGATGTTTGGATTGCGTTTCTTTGCAGCTTCTTCCAATACTTCTTCGTCAACTTCAATCTCTTCAAACATCTCATCAACAATATACGGCTTTGCTTCTTCCATTTTGATAGAAGCAATGTCATTCAAACGCTCAAAGATTAGTTCTTTGGCTTCGTCTAATTTATTCTGTAGAATTAAGTCTACAAAATTCATACAATTTTCCAAATGATGATACTGATTCAGTTAGTTGTTGCCAGAATACTTCTCTGCTGTCATTGTCCAACTGTTCGTATACGTTTATAATTTGTTGTTTTGTTTCTTCATTTAGAGTGATGGAATTACCATCATTCAGTATCAATTGTTCCGATTCTGCAAGTTCTTTTACAAATCCTTCTGCTTGAATTACCGGTTGCACAGCAGGACCATATGGTAAACTAAACACACGTTTCAGTTTGTCACTCCAGTACAAAGCAATACGTGTACCATCTGGATATAATCTTACTGCTTTGCGTTTGATTACCAAAATTACTGGTGGATCTGGAACTAATGGAGTATCCATCGGTCCTTCATTTAGTTCCACATCTTCACGCACTGCTTGTCTTGCTTTGGTATAAATCTGTTTGTTATTAGCAATCAAATCTGCCATGCGATTGAATAAATTACGCATGATTTCACGGTCAGCATTGTTGAACACAGGACGTTCTTCAGCCATCTTGTCTAAGATTTTATGAATACGATTCAACTGTGCTTTGTTTGCCAAACCTGCACGAACAAGAGCGTCAAACTTGGAATAGTCCGACTTTTCTTCTTCAACGATAGATTTGAACTCTAATAAGGATCTCATTCCTCAGTTACTTCTTCTTCTTGATCGTCTGTGTTTTCTTCAGACTCTTGCTCTTGCCCGCCAAAAAGAGTTGAAGCGATTTCTTGTTTGCGACCTTGGAGCGCATCGAACGCTTTCGCTGATAAAACATTTTCTATACCTTCTTTTGCCGAGATGTTATCACCCGCAGCAATATTGTTGATAATATCTTTGATATCCATAATAACCTTTCTTATCTTCGTCTATTATTTATATTGACCACTGACTTGTTTACCTCATCGTCAAGTTGAGGTGTCAGTGATTCAGGTTCTTCGGCATTTTCTACCGTGTTATCTTCTGGTTCTGCTTGTGGTTCTACACTTTGTGGTCCACCTAATACAGGACCTTGCATGTCATCTGGTAGAGTTTCTTTTTCTTTTGCAATCTCTTCTTGCATTGCTTCAATCTCTTCATCAGTCATCATAAGAATCTTGTTCATGACATAATTATTAGAGAAGTAACGACCAACAAATGGATCAACTAATTGGACCATCTGGAGTCTGTTCTGTAACAATTCTGCTTCACGCAACTCGGTAAAGTTATTGTCTTTACGGAAGTCATAGTAGATAGATTCTTTGAACTCATCCCACTCTTCACGTGTACAGATACCCTTCAATACCAACTGCATTTTTAGTGCATCATCAAACAACTGTGAGAACTTATTACGGAGACGAATAACAAACTTGGCAAACTTCAGTTCATCACGTGTAATTTCTTGTGAACGACCAAGGCCTGCAAGACCACCTTCTTGTGATTCAAGGCGTGAATAAGGTACGTTTAGAGACTGAAGTAATTTCTTTTGGAAATACTTTACGTCCTCTAACTCACCAAGATTTTGTCCGGCTGGTAGAGTAGTAATCTCTGTACCT